AATTCACGGCGATCGCAATACATAGAAACACTAGGGGTGACCAGGATTTTCCTGAACTCGCATAGAATGTGCTGTAAAAAAATCGGGTTATGAGTAATAATAGAATTATCAATGTACTATTCAAAATAAACGCGTCTAGGCTAAACATATCAAGGTATGCATTTGCCGCTAGACCACCCACATTTCCAATCCGGACAGTTGTATAGGTTAGTAGCACAGTAAAGAGGGCGGCGATGCCAATGGGATATACATCCTCCACAAGCTTGTAATCACCAATGTCTTCTAGTTGCAGGAATGAACTCCCACCTCCTTCCATATCCATTTCTACTATCCAGTAGGTTAAAGTTGCTAGCCTATAAAGCTGTAATGACAACTATTGCTGCCTATGTTGATACCCGTGAACGCGAGCTGATTCCTCTTCTTTCCCCGTGGGCAGTCCGAACCCTCAATGTAGGTGATATTTGGATCGGATTGAGCGGCGAGGAGATCGGGGCTGGTGGTGTCGTAATAGAGCGTAAAACCGTTGCCGATTTTGAGGCGTCTATTATGGACGGGCGCTACAGGGAACAGCGAACCCGCCTTGTATCCTATTGCCAGGCCCACGGCGGCCGGCCCCTGTACATTATTGAGGGTGATATGGATCGTATGCTCGGCAGAATGACCGAACAGGCGCTCCAGAAAATGTTGAATCGTCTTATGCTGCGTTATGGTGTTTCCGTTCTGCACACTGTCTCTGTGGAGGGAACTGCCGCCGCCTGTCGTCTACTTGCGGCACAGATGGAGGAGGAACCCACCATATTCGTAGCAACAGATGCCGGTGCTCTATCGTATTCTTCCACGGTGTCAGTTTCAAAGCGGGGGAACAGGGATGATCCTCGTAATTTCGCCATCGGAGTCCTACAGGGATGTCCTGGAGTTAGTTGCGCCGCTGCGACTGCTATTCTTGATACGTTTACATCTCTTACAGGTGTTTTAGCTGCTGATGAGACACAATTAGCTTCCGTAGTAGTGGGGAAACGTAAGCTGGGTCCTGTTGTTGCAAAACGTCTTCTGGGACTTCTGCGTTCATAAATTCGGATAAGACTGTTCCGTACGCTTCTGCATCTTTTAGCCGATTTTCCGTTTTGAAACGGAGATGGAACAGGCCAGGTTTATCCTGCAGGGTTTTGATGGCGACCTCCACATTTTCAGGACGAACACAGAGGAAATCGCGGGTTTTAACGACAACTCCATTTTCCTTTGCAACCTTCCCAACCGTCACATCATCCATATGATACTGGAGCTGATTTGTATCAATCAGGATTTCTGCAAAATCCGGTGTTATTGTAAATCCACATCCGGATGGATAGGTATATCCGTGCGAATGTATATAGACTCCTTCAACACATTTTTCCGTTGGAAGAGTTTCCAGATATTTCAGGTAGCGGTCAAAGAGAAACATGGATGACATGTTCGGTCGCAGAATAAAATCAAATTCGGCGAAACGGGGTCTAAAGAATGCGAGGGCTTTCAGAGTTTTCGCGTAGACATTGCCCATACAGTCGCCCATCCGAATCCACAGGGTATTTCCAGATAGTTCGTAATCACCTTTGATATCTCCGCGGGCCTTATAAAAATAGGATTCAATCTGCGGGTTTGAATTCATATAGCGCAGCCACTGTTCCTCATACGGTTTATAGGCAGTTCCGTTTGATGCCAGAATTAAATTCAGGACTTTCATCACAGCCGACCCTACAGTGTACCAGTTAAAAATATACGCATACTTCAACGCAGAATGTGGTCGTGTTATCTTCTTGCTACAACGTCTGGACCGCAGAAAACATATGTGGGGGTGACGCTGGATTTGGACCGCAGACTACGGCAACATAATGGTGCTCTAGTCGGTGGCGCGTATGCAACAAAGGGTCGTGAGTGGGAGCGGATCGGGCATGTACACGGATTTCCTGACCACCAGGCCGCCTTACAATTTGAATGGCGCTGGAAAAACCTTTCGCGGCGCAAGAGTTCGTTGACGAAGCCGCCCCTCCATCGTCGTCTGGAAGCCCTGCAGGAGTTGCTTTCTCTTGATCGGCCGACGACGAAGGCGGCGGCGTATGAATCCTACGAAACGCCGCTGGAATTTGTGGTGGAGACGGCGAGGGAACTGCCTGTCTTGTAGGCTAGACGGCGATAATCTCCTGATATGTTCGCTCGAGTTCTAATGCATCCGCATCTGTTAGAACTGGATTGAGATGGGGATAGGTCGCGTACAATTCATGTAGCCGTGTCACGGCCTGTTTTAATTTATCTTCCAGGCAAATTCGTTTGGAGCTGGTGGATTTCCAGATGATTCCCTCGGTCTTGAATTCAATCGCGAACCGGTCTCCGTGCAGCCCGTTTGGATGAATATACCAGATGTGTTTGGGAATTGTGTCAGGATCAATGCCACATCCCTCTGGCAAAATGACAGAGCGCTTCTTCTTGGCCTGATTGGTGGCCTGGGTGGTCTGTGGGACGATCCGCAGGTTTGCCCTCCTGTTGTCAAAGCCGTTGCGGTTGATGTGGTCTATAGCCTCTTCTTGAGCAACAGGGCCCATAATAAAATCATGGAGATAGAGTTCCTTGCGCCCACCGGCAATTGTAGTAGCAGTGGAAATGTATTGATTTGCAGACCGATGCCAGGAGTATTTTTTGACATCTTCTGCATTTTCACTGTCAATTACAAATTCAATAATATCTTCGCCGGCGAGGAATGTTCCCACTACGTAGTCGGCGCCATTATACGAAACATCTCGGTACTCTACTTTATTGGATGGCCGACCGCGTGTAGTTAAGAGACCCATTTCGTGTGAAACTATGATGGTAGTATAGGATTTTTTCAAAAAAAACCCGGGAGGTTTTGCAAGGGAGTATATCATAGCTCAAGTATTTCTTCAAATGACTTCTGCAGGTCAGCCTTCTCTTTGTTTGCTTCCTTGTTGTCTGGGTCTAGGTATGGATACTCCTTGTACAACCCCTCCAGCTTTTCGGTTGCCTGTGCGAGTTTATCTTTCAGAGTAACTGCTTTAGAACTAGTAGTTTTCCACACGATTCCTTCACTTTTTAATTCAATAGCAAATCTGTCACCGTGCATTCCATTTGCATGAACATACCATATATGTTTTGGGATATCCTCTGGATTAATCTCACATCCTGTTGGCAAGACTATGGTGCGTTTCTTTTTGCGCTGATTCATGTTCTGGTGACTCTGGGAAAGAATACGCAGATTCTCTTTTCTGTTATCCAGTCCGTTGCGATTAATATGGTCGACGGATTCTCTCGTGCCTTTTCCTGGGTAATCCAGGCGACACATGATAAGGTTGTGGAGATACAATTCTTTCTTTTTAGAGTCGTGAATAACTCCTGTGGAAATATAATTTCCAGAGATAAAATGCCATGATTTATCTTCAACGAGATGAAAGTCCTCCTTATCTATAATAAACTGCACAACATTGTCAAGATACATTACACTTCCAACAGTATACTCCTTCTCATTATAGGTAACGTGCCTATACTCAACACTAGCAGGATATCTTCCACGTGGCCTACATATAAATGCCATATTCAATCACTATAGTTAATGAATATGGAATTATCCATTCAATTTTTAACGCACAAAAAATAAAATCCGGAGAACCCCTGGGAGGCCACCAACGTTTTAATTACTATATGCTAAACCACCCATACCACTCATCACACGCAGAACATTGTAGTTAGTTGCAAAGACATACACAGACGCACTGTTGACAGTACCCACGGTGTTGTTGGACACGGTCAGCAGCAGGGTGGTGTTATCAATGCGAGATAAGTTGCAGGTGCCGCTGGGCTGGTGCTGCTCGGGCAGCAGAGCGAAGGAGTACACGTTGATGCCCACTGCAGGGATGTTGGTGTGGTGCTGGTAAGGCTGCACCTCGTTGAAATAGCGGCCCTCGCGGCCCTGGAACCTGTCGTGGCCGTTCAGCTGCAGCAGAGCATACACGGTGGGGTTCTTGCCGGCGAGGCCCTCCACACGGGTGACGGAGTAGCCAGACTCCAGCACGGAGCGGTCCCACCAGTCACTGTAGTTGAAGGGCTGCTGGCCCTTCCAGGGGTTCACGATGGTGTCATCGCAAGACACGTAGCTGTCACGCTGCACAACCCACACCAGCTCCTTGCAAGGGTGGTTGAAGTTCAGCTTGAGCTTGTTGGACGCAGAGGTGATGGACTCCTGGCCAGTGAACTGCAGGGTCTCAATCAGGTACTCGTGGCTGACCTGGGCGAACTTGCGGCGCTCGTCAGTGTCCAGGTAGATGTAGTCCACGTAGAGAGAGGCGGCCACCAGGTTCTGGTTGTTCACGCGGTCACGGATGGTGTGGGCGTTGTTGCCAGGCAGCTGGGGGGCATTGTCCCAGCACAGGTTGCGGAGGTCGTTGAACTCCATGTTGATACGCACCTCGTGGTACTGGAGGGCGATCAGGGGGAGAGCCAGACCAGGGTTGCGGCAGAACCAGAACTGGAGAGGGATGTACAGGGTGTACTCGGGGGAGCAGGACAGCAGCTCCGCAGAGCCGTTGGGCTCGCCACCAGCACAGTCGTTGTCGCAGCCCTCGCCGCCCTGCACGAGCAGGTTGGTGAGCTGGGGGATGTTGCCCACCATCTTTGCATAGCCGGCCTGCTTGCCCGCCTCCTGGGTGAGCTCATTCCAGATGTGCATCCAGTTGCCATAGTGCTTGTCAATACGCTGACCGCCGATCTCAATCTCCACGCTGCGCACCAGGTTGTGGCCCACCCAGTTGAGCCAACGGAACTGTGCGCCAGAGCCGTCAGTGGAGGCCAGGGTCACTGCGGGCAGGGTTGCCTGCAGGTACATCCTGTGGATCAGATCACCATTACGCTGAATGGTGCAGGTCACCTTCTTGCCGAAGCCAGGAGAGCCGTTGAAAGGGTTCTCAATGGACTCCATGGCGAAGTTGGTGTGGCGGCGGTACACCACCTTGAAGAAGGTAATCTGGGGGTTACCGGTCAGGTAAACGTCCTGGGCGCCGTAGGCGACGAGCTGCATTAAACCACCACCTGTCATCTTGTGTTTATACCCTTTCAGGAGAAAAAAATTCCAGGAATCTGGGATTTTTCCGAAATCTGGAATTTTCTCCGTAGAAACGGTCCAACCACTGCCGGGGAGAGCTCCAATTATCCGAACTTAAACAGCATCAATACAGATAGGTAGAATGTCGGCAAAGAATGCCTTTTTTAACATTCGCCCAACACGGCGAAGTAATCCAGAGGCACGAACAACACTAGATGCCCTTCACACCTTTCATATTCAGAAAATCAAGGATAAAAAGAATGATATTAATGGGATGAAACAGGAGCAAACACTGCTTGAACAAGAGCTAAAATCCACTACAAATTTCATTGAAACATCTATTCTGGAGGACAAGTCCTCCAACCTCAAAAAGGAGATTAACGAGATTGAATCCAATGCAGAACTGTATGAATATTATCTGAAAACCGGTGAAATCCTGTTTAATTATTACGGAATCCAGGAGAAAATTCAGAATGGAGTTGAACCAGTTGTTCGCCGTGTGAACACAAAAGCAAAACCAGGAAGTATCCTTGCTGCACTGGAGGACGCTGCAAGAGAAGATGATCCTACTCTCTCCAATGCCGCGCCTGTATACGAGAAGAAGGGAGAGGAGCTGCGCAGAGATAAGCTGCTAGAATCGTACCTACAGAAGGTGGATCCAGAACACGCCCGCAGTAGTCACGAAATTGAATTTGAGTCATTCGGCGACTGCCCCTGCTGCGAGATTGAAATGATTTTCAGCTCCAATGAGGCAGTGTTCACCTGCGCGCAATGTGGATTTCAGGATTTTGTCCTCATTGATTCTGATAAGCCCAGTTACAAGGATCCTCCTCGTGAAGTTAGCTATTATGCCTATAAACGTATCAATCATTTCAATGAGTGGCTGGCGCAATTTCAGGCCAAGGAGAGCACCGAAATTCCCACCGAAGTGTACGATGCAATTGTCCTTGAACTCAAGAAGGAGAAGATTATGGATTTCCGAACTCTGAAACACAGCAAGATGAAGGAAATTCTCAAGAAGCTGAAATTCAATAAATACTACGAGCATATCCCACACATTATGTACCGTCTGAACGGTCAAACAGGGCCTGTGATGACAAGGGAGGTTGAGGAGAAGCTGCGTTACATGTTCAAGGAGATCCAGCCATCTTTCCAGTCACATTGCCCGAAGGGTCGCAGCAATTTCCTCTCGTATTCCTATGTCCTCTATAAATTCTGTGAATTGCTGGAACTGGACGAATATCTTCC